CACCACCCTCGACAGACGGAACTAGACCACTTTCGGTCTAAGTTCCTAACCTGCCAGGAGTGCCCTCCATCCAACCTCTAAACCAGAGATAGGAGCCCAGCCTCGCTTTAACGAGAGCGAGACCTGCATCATTGGTCGTCCGATCCTAATTTCTCGCGAAATGGGGGTCGAATGAACTTCAGTGAAGTATTGAAGTAATGATGCATTGTCTTCAACCGGCGTACGCGTTCCGCGGCTATGAGGCTGCGAGACGTAGTACAAGAGCCTTTGAGTCGCTTCATCCCACTTTTTCCGTAAGGATTGGTGGTTAGGCGGCCCATAGACTTGCCAACCGAAGAAGCCCGAGCCGAACGGCACCTCAGGGATTATGTAACCCCTGAAACGGTCGACTGTTCGCCTGACGAAGTCGGCAGCGTGCAGCAATCCCATTTCCATGAGATTGCTGTGACTGTCAACCGCAGAAAGGATCGACTCAGGCTTGGACGACGACGGCGTTGACATGAAAGAAACTTTGGTTACATCGTGACCATCGTAACCTTCATACCCACAGGACTCTCTAAACTTACCAGTCCAGAAAGTCTTATTGGGATTAACCTTCAGACCTAGAAGGGTCAACAAATCCGTCACACATGTATGAACGTTGATGGGAACAATGATATCGTCCCCAAAAACGCGGACCTCCCGAGAGGCCTTCCTGATCCAATATCGGGTCGGCGGCCTGCCCCAGTGATGGAGCAAACAACCAACGGAGATAATCGAAAACAGATAGGTCTGTACGGGAAAAGTAACTGCGGAACCCATGGTAGAAAACTTCCTTAGCTTGTAAAGGCCAGGTGAGTTTCTATCTATGTCCTGCCATATCCATCTCGTCCTGCAAGCTGCGAAAGCCGCAAGCAAAGATGGGTTGCGTCGAAAGATATTCTCGACGAGACGACAGGATATACGATCTGAAGCACTCGACAAATCAATTGTGGAGTGACTCAAACTATGGGAGGCTTCACGTGCGAGCTCTTGATTAGGCGACTGTGAACGGAAGTTCACCGAAAACCCAATCGAAGTTTGACCAACACGCGAGGTCAGAAAATCGCGAATGATCTGCTGGCACCATTGGTGCGATGTCGGCTCAGAGGCAATAAGCCTTGGGCCGGCAAAGTTCTTTGGTACAGCAAGAAGACGCGACACCGGTTCACCAGTGCTAGCGATAGCGCTGGACGGCCGCTCTGACTGGAGATCGTCGACCCAATGACCATAGTTCGCGTAAGCGAAATCTGCCATTGGAAAGATATCTTCCAACCTATCCGACCAGTTAGGAAACCGATATTTGAATCGGTCCCTCTGATCTGATACCACACCAGGTCCATGTCGAGCATCCCACTCGTTGGGGTCAAACCCTCCGAGTTCCTCCATAATGACGTCAGCTACCGATTGAACGGTGCGATAGACGTCTACTGGAAGAGTAGGATGAGTGCCTTCAGGTAGTCTACCTGAAGATTCTGCACCAATGCTAGAAAGACTGTCTCCAGCCAATCGAACATAGGTGCTAGGATGGTCCAAGTCCCAGAGTTGGGATCCTGGATCCATTGCACAATCAGTCCTGTAGAATTCATCTACTTGTTTCCAAGTGGATGTCTCCGGACAACTCACACGATACCGTTTGACAGCTAAACAAAGCTGCCTGACGTAACGTATACAGTTGTGGTCAGGATCTGACCTCAACACTCCATATCTATCGAAAACGCGCTGTAGCAATCCCCGGAATAGTCTTGGGATTACTACGTCATGCCGGTATGGCCCGAAGTGGGTCAAGCCGGACTTAGAGAGGCGTCCGTTCTCTAGGCATTTTTCGAAATGCTTGCAGAACGTAGGCAAGGTTTCCAGTGCAAACCGGATTCCATGCTGTTCGATAGCGAAGAGCAAACGCTTGTAATCGCGCTCGCAATCCGTATGAAGATCAGGCATGTGTGCAACGATGTCAGATAACATCGAGGCGTATAGTCCTGAAACATACACTTCACAGCTCTCATGGTTTGGCATCAGACTTCTCCGATGTTAAGCCTCTGTGAGCTAAGTGTCACGTCAACAGGGCATAGACCTTATGGCCTACGTCCGCCGCCGCGCTCGGCAGGAATCCTAAAATCAGGATTCCCAGCCAAGAAGTTTCGCACTGATTCCACCAGCCTTTACGGTGTAAAAGCTCATGGCCTCAGCGACATCAATAATGTCGCCCGAAACGCCGTTCGGATCAGTTCTGATCGTGAACGACACCTCGGTCTGCGAACCAAGTGGAATAGATGCAGTCGGCTTCACAAAGCGATAGAAAGTCACAACGTGACGATCGAAAGCCTGTGTCCCCGTCTTCACCGTATCACGTGAATGGCGAACTTTCGCTTTATACGTGATAAGACCCTCATCCAGAAAGTATTCGGATGAGTACCCATCTTGGTTGATGAGCGGCAATACCTTGGCAGTTCCACCGGAACCGTCCATGGTAAGAGTAAGCGTGGTACCTAGCATAGTGTAGCTTCTTTCTAACAGTTGGACTGCTATCAGCGTTTAAGACGCTGAACAAACAGCGCTGCTAGAATAGACAGTCGCCACCCGTCCAGAATTGGCAGGTGGGCCGTAAGTGAGGAGGAACCGACGTAACGAGATTTTGTTACGCGGGTTTGGAGTCCGCTTCCGCCAGTTATCCCAGACAAAGGAGTAGCTAGCGCAATCCACTTCATAGTGGTCATCTCTGTCATAATACAGGCAGAAGATGGGGTAGCCGGCACAGTGTTGGAGAATTGCAATGCAAGACTTCCAACATTGGTAAACCACTGAATAATCCAAGTCCAGGGTAAGATGTCCCAAGCACCTTTATACAGTGCTTCGGGCGTCAACCCCCAGGCTAGACGTTTTGCAGTGGCAAACATGTCGGCATCACTGGGATTGTGAGGGGCACACCACGATGGTTTCCATCGTATAGTACCCCAACGCTCAACGAGAGTTGACGTTGAAACATTCGAGTAAACGACGTTAGGACCATAGTAGGTCCCAGCGACGCGACTCGTCTCACAAAAAGACCAGTTACCAAGGCGAACTCTACGACGCAATCCTTTCCCGCTATACAGACGATTGAGCTCCTTAAACCTTTGGTCAATGGAGCTACCGACTTCTAGCAGGTTACGAAGGTCTTCGATTAAGGGAAGCCAACCAAATTCCGTAACAAGGTACTTATTCGCGATCTCTCGCGGATTAAGCAACTTGGTCGGTCTATAGTATAGCCTCCCTGCCTCTCGGAGCATCTTCGGGATGTCCAGCAGATCCTGTATTAAAGTCAGCGGAACAATCTTGCCAGGCCGTGACGGATTAGTCCGAACGTGCAAGTCAAGCATAGAACCGCCAGCTGAAGGTACAGAAGCTACGGCCGCACAATCAGAGAGGGAACTAATCGAGAAAGCTGTCGGAATGAAATCTTGACAACTCATCGAATAGGACCCCGAGACCACTGTTCCACTCATAGGCTTATAGCCGCGGGTATCACGTTGAACGATGTTCAACGCGGAATCCGCGACCGGACGCCCATGCGAGTCAGAGCACGAGAAGATTTTAAGAGCTTCCGTACTCTTCGAGGACTCTAGGCTCGTTCCTTTAAAGAACGTATCCCTTGATCCTGGGCTCGAAGGAATGGTAAATGTTCTTACCCTGGTAGTGCGCGTCATTACAACCTCAGAGCGGGTGCGAAGTGCAAGCGGTTAAGCTCGGGGGGCCCGAAGGGGC